CAACCCGGCAGAAGTGGAGCAGGGTAGTTACCAAAGGTTTCAGATGCGCCTTGGCGTAATCTCGGCCAGCCAGGCGGTAAACCTGCTGGCAAAGAAAGGCTCTGCGGCTCGGGATGGCTACCTTGCTCGCCTAGTTGGTGAGATCGCAACTGGTATGCCGCAGGAAGAGGTCACGGCAAAGGCTATGGCATGGGGCAAGGAGAACGAACCGAAAGCTCGGCAGATGTACGAATTTCTGACTATGGAGCCAGTTTCCGAGGTTCCTTTTGTTTACTCAGGCGCATCAGAATTCGGTATGCGTTGCGGGTGCAGCCCTGACGGTGTGCTTACTGGCAAGCGAGTTGGCGTTGAGATTAAATGCCCGCTCACCACCAAGGTGCACATTGAGGCAATCCTTGATAGCTCCATAAAAAAGGAGTATCAAGCGCAAATGGATTTTAGTCTGATGGTGACTGGTCTTGATGGATGGGAGTTTTGCAGCTTCGACCCGCGCATGACACGCCGACAGCTGCACTCAATACCATGGGATAGAAACGATTCACGCATTGAAACCATGCGACAAGCAACCGCCGAGTTTATAGCGGATATGGATAGAGCTCTGATTTCAATAGGATTCGAGTTTGGCGAGCAGTGGAAATCAGATGTCAAGATTGGCGCTTGCATTGATGAGCAAGCTGACACAGAAAGCGAATTTTCCAACTTTTAACAACAGGACGACATCATGGCGCAACGAGGTGTAAACAAGGTAATCCTGGTCGGTAATCTCGGTCAAGACCCTGAAATTCGATACATGCAAAACGGCAAGGCTGTTGCAAATCTATCAATGGCGACGTCTGAAGTGTGGAAAGACCAGCAAGGCCAGCAGCAAGAGAAGACGGAGTGGCATCGGGTTGTAGCATTCGATAAGCTGGCAGAGATTATTGGCGAATACGTCAAAAAAGGAAGCAAGATTTACTGCGAAGGCAAGCTGCAAACGCGCAAATGGACAGACCAGCAAGGCGTTGAGCGTTATTCAACTGAGATTGTAATCAGTGAGATGCAGATGCTTGATAGCAAGCCGCAAGGCCAGCAGCAAGGCCAGCAAGGCGGATGGGGCCAGCAGCAAGGCCAGCAAGGCGGATGGGGCCAGCAAGCTCAACAGCAACAGCGAGCGCCAGTTAATCAGCAGCAAGCGCCGCAGCAGCAATACAACTACATCCAACCTCCATCTGCACAGCAAGGCGCTACAGCGCAGCAGCCGCAACAGCAGCATCAACAACACAACGTGCAGTCAACTTATCCTGACGACATTCCATTTGCGCCAATCGGTTTACAGTATCCTGCTATACTGAATGCGATGTAATAACAAGGCCGCGCATGGCGGCCTTATCTTTGAGGCTTAAATGATAAAAATGATAAAACTGGAGCGCAACAAATCCGGCATTCTGTGCGCATGGGATGAAGAGGAAAACGCCAGCAAGAAGAAATCACGCATCGAGAAGTTTGAAGGGTGGGATTTTTCAGCGTATGTGAATCACCATATTCCAGAACTAATGATGTTCCATGTTGCCAATGAGGGGGCATTCTCAGTGCAACATCGCTCGTCACTGTCTAGGTCAGGACTGCGGCCTGGCGCATCTGATTACGTCATATTGCACAGCACTCTGCGCGGTCACGCTTTCACCTTGATTGAGCTAAAGCGCAGCAGGAAGCGTGATTCAAGTATCAGCGCTGAGCAGGTTGATTTTATTATCCATGGAGAGACGCATGGAGGATTTTGCTGTGTGGCGTATGAAGCAAAAGCAGCAATCTCCATAGTCGAGTGGCTGTATAGAGGCATCCAGCTTTAGCGCAGCAAGAATACCTCGCACACGCCCAAACACTCGGCGCTCGCGTATGCGTAGCGCTAGGATGGCGTGCTACCATGCAGTTTGTTGATGAGTGCGTGGGCAAAGAAAAGCCCCTCGATTGAGGGGCTTTGTTTAGAATGAAACATTGACGTGTAATCTAACAGTGCCTCCAGACGTAACATCTGTGGCGAATGTCCCGTCTGTTTTTATGAGCTTTATCTTGCACCCGCCTTTTGTTACTGAGTTGGCGCCAGCAGCTATAAACCCAGCAGCAACCAAACCGAATCCGGTATCCACCGATATTGTAACAATAGGAGCGCGAGATTCATCAAAACCAGGCCACGACACTGTTATAGTGTCTCCTGTAGCGGATACCAGATAAGCACCAGAGCTGGTGAAATTCGTTGTATCAATAGACCAAACAGACGACACTCGCTGAAGGTTGAACGCTAATGATTTTTGATAGCGCGCACCATCAATAGACATCCTTGGGTTTCTAAATTCAAAAACTCCTTGAGATGCGGTGCCTGCACCATACGCAATGCTTATCCAGTTTCCGCCATCTGCGACAATCCAATCCGTGCGAAGCGTAGTCCACTCTGTAGATGTTGTATTAGCCAAGCCAACTATTTTACGCCCGCTCAATACAGTTGGGCCTGAGCGAGAATCAATCTCAATGCTAGCGCTACCCGCTGTCAGCGTTGTGCATCTAACATCGACCGAAAAGCTAATGTGCGTACCAGACGGAAGCCTTCCCATGTCCATTATCTGGATGGCGGCGTTAGCGGTTGACGTTTTATTAAGCACAGCTTTTGCCGCGCTTGTCTTGTCGAACGTGTTTGAGCCTATAGGTATTTCTGTATATGTAATGAAAGATTGCATACCAACAGGAAGCGATGAAATCATTTTCTTACCCCTTGTAAAAATCAGTTACGATTACATCAGCGCCTGAATATATTGCTGAATCAATACGCGATTGAGTATTAGCTATTGCACACACAAGCAAAAGCCCTCGCGCCTTTATGTCGGCTATGGATGTTTGGTTTGTTATAGCCGCGCCAGTCAGCATCGCTGCGCAATTTCCGAGCTTGTATGCTGTGTCCAGTATTTCAGTTGATAAAGCTGCCCCATATGTTCCCATAACGCATAGGCCGATATATGCATTTTTAGACCTGAGCAACTTCAATGTATCCATATTCGTTGACGCAACGCAGACGGATGTTGGTTTAGTGCCGAAGTAGTTAACAGCCAGAGCAATAAAATCATCAGCCTGCGCGTCGGTCATTGGATGTGACCATTCGGCAAATGGCACGACTCTGCATTTTCTACACTCGCTCAACCACTCATCGTAATTCATTACCCTTTCATTGGCCCATGCAGACGAAACATACGACCCAACATCCATGGCCTTTATTTCTGCATATGTGTATGCAGATACTGCACCAGTAAACGCACCGCCAGTAACTCGTGACATGTCAGTGTCATGGAAAACAATAGGAACTCCGTCAGACGTTATTTTCGTATCACCTTCAATTGCCCACGCACCTCGTTCTGATGCGAATCTGACTGCTGCGCGCGTGTTTTCTGGAACAAAGTATATTGGAGATGACAATCCCTGCCCAGGAAACTCACCCGTTGTTATACCACTCCATCCCCTATGCGCAGCAATTCGAGGTAGTCCACCAGATTTTACAATGTCCGCAAAGTATGTGTGACCAGCCTTGCGCTTCAACTTAAAAGTGCCACTGGTGGATAGGATTCCGATAGGGTCAGAAGTGGATACAACTTCAAATTCAGCGCAACCACCGTCAGAATTAATGTTGTATCCACCCACTGATACTTTCCGACCTGGCTGGATGTGTGAAACTGATAACGCTTCAGCTAACGAGTTAAATTGCTCTGAACCCCTACCTAGCAGATTTGATAAATCACCTGGGACATTGCTAGTCAACTCATCACGCAAAACAACATCCGTCCTTGGCGTATATCCACTACCAATAGCAGCTGGATCTGAGCCTGGTGCTACGACTTTCGGGAATGCTCCAGCCCACGAATAGTAATTGCCATTAGCTGGATGCAGAAACGCCTGATTAGGCTGCGTCAGCGTGCCACCTGTGACGCTAGTCCACGGCATGACAACAGGTCCAATCGCTTTATACAATCCATCTAACGTGTAATCAGTACCGCCTGCGCGGTTGACGTGCGTATCAATTGGTGCTCCTGTCACTGGGTCTTTGCTGTTAGCCACGGCGGACAGGTGAATGGCATCCGTGTTTAGGTCTTTAGCGCCTTGCAGGTCGAGAAAGTCACTCATAGCAGTAAATCCTGTTGGTAGTATCTAGCGTCATAGTTTACACCGGACAGCCTTCTTACCTCTAATCCGCCGGTTTCTTTTGCCTCAATATCGCGGATCAGGAACGGCAAAGCCGTGCGCTCTGCATCCGGCGCAAGCGTGAACATGGTGCGGGACTGCATGTATCCAGTGTAAATCGGCTCATCCGGCAGCGACGCCAGCACAACCTTGTTGGCAGACTCTCCAGCTGTGCAGGTTATCGCGCCAGTGATTGAGCCGTCACGGCGAGTAAACCGGATGGAGTACGTCTCTCCAGCATCGAAATAAACTTTCTGAGACAGCGTAACAACCATCCCGTTAACTTCCAGAACCTCGCCATCGTAAACGCGATACTGGTTTTCGTTGTTGTCTCGCTTGACGATGCGCGTGGCGTCTACCACATCAACACGCTCGCCTGGCACTGTCATGTAGCTGATACCGTCCGCTTCAAACTCCACTGTTTGCCGTTGGTACTTGATGATATTCAGCTCACGGTAAGCACGGATAAGTGCGGCGCGCTTGCTGATGCACCCTGATAGCTCAATGCGCAGCGGATTGACGGAAGAAACGCCGTTAACATGCAGCGACACGGTTTCAA